CATTATGGGGTGGGAGCATACCATTCACAAAGTGAACCGTGTCTCCTGCGGATATTGTAACATCTGATGGGTCAAAAATCAAGTTACCGTTGGCACCCATTGTAATATCTACCGCCCAAGCAGGAAGGGCAAAAAACAGTGTAGCGAACAGTGCGAGAAGAAACTTCATTAAGTTCTAGCAACTATCACTATCTATAAGTGTTTCTACTTATAGCGTGGATTTGTTTTGAGTTACTAACTTACTTTACAAAATACATATGACGACGATACTGCTCACCAGGGCAGTTTTCTAGGTGCTCCACTTCTTCATCAGGAAGGAAGTTTACACCACCAAGAAGTTTGGCACCAATAAAAATCTCAGCAGACTTCTCACACATCAAAGTAGCAGCAGCACAGTCCTTCTGATAAGGAGATGCTGTAATGATACCATGATTTTCCAAAAGAACTAACTTAGGAAAGTATCCATACTCATCAACAAAAGCACCAACATGTTCTTCTACATTTGCAAGAAGTCTGGCGCCAGGAGGTGCATAAGGAACTAAACAAGAGATGACACCATTTCTTACAATTTGATCTGGGAACCAACGATTGATAGCAAACTCATGAACTGCTGGTGAACAAAGAATCTGTGTAGTCTTTGGTGGATGAGTATGAGCAATATAATTGATTTCTGGAAAGTGCTTCATAATCCATGCATGGAACAGCACTTCAATACTTGGTTTCTTTTCGTTTGGATTGAGTTGATTAGCGTCTGTGTCTACTAAAGTCAAATCTTCTTCTGAAAGGGTATGAAGACTTGTTCCGCTTGCTTTAATTAAAAAAGTATCATCTGTAAGTCTTTCTGATACATTTCCTTCACCACAGATAGTATAGTCAGCAATAGTATGTGCGAGTTCTAGTAGCATTTACCTATTGTAAAATTTTATTTAGAATTTGTGCAAGAAGTTAACTCTGGTTTTGTTTGGTAATCAAGATCATTCCAGTGTCTTACTGCATTAGCCACGATAGCGACATTAGTGACCAAGTAAGAAACAAAAATAAAGGTGCGTATCCAAGCAACAGTATCTGCTTCTCTATCATTCTTTCCCGATTTGTCTCCAAGTGCCTTTGCCCATAAACGCCAGATAGTCTTTTTCTTTTTACTCATTCGGTTTCCATTCCCCCATTCCTTTACACTCAACTCCGCGTTTTAACATTGACATCATTGCTTGTTGTGCGGATATCATATCGAAATGAACGGCAACTTTATCTTTGCCTTGATAGACGTAATCTACACAATAGAACCCATACTTCAATGGGTCTCTCATTCTTCTCATAACTTCTCTAAGTTCTCAACCAGTGTTTTGAGTTCTTGTATTGTAGCATCGGACTTAATCCAATTTGCCCGTGATGATACTACCCATATATTATCTGGAGTATATCCTTCACCAGGAACTTTTTGGTCTAAACTTGGATTTCTTGGGTCTCTCTTATTATTTGTAGATACTAATGGTATTCCAAGTAGAGGACAAGTTTCTGGTATTATAATGTCTTCTATAGAAATTGTAAAGGGTATTCCTTTTTTCTTTGCTCTGTGTTGAGCGTTATGAAACATCTTATATCTTCTATCATCCTGTTTGCGAGTTCCAGGTTCTTTTCTACTTCTTGGATTGTTAGGAGAAACTTCTATCAACCTTTCTAATCTAAAACATCCACAAGATACTATTTTTCCAGATACAATATCGTGCCTTCTTGTTTTGGTTGTTTTACCTCCACAAGAACAAGAACACTCGCAGAGAACATATTTTTTACACGGAGATTGATACTCCTTTTCAATTGTCAATCTATTAAAGGTTTGACCTACTCTACTTTTCCTTACCATACCTTCATTCATAACTATTACTATTTATACATTTTAGTTTTTCTAAATGAAGGTATTATAGCATAAAAAAGACCCCGAAGGGTCTTTTCGTTTCCGCAAGGTATTATGTTTTTATCACAAGGCATTGCCCCGGGGCAAAACTTCCTCTGGAAATACAAACGATTCGTGTGGCTGATCTACTGGTGCCATCCAAGCACGCAAGCCTTCGTTTAGCAGCTGATTTTTAAGATAGAATGTTTCGTATTCCGGATTGACTGCTGCTTCAATCTCCTGACTCACAAAGTCGTAAGCACGCAGGTTAAGAGCGAGACCAATGATACCAATAGAAGAAGTCCAAAGACCCATGACGGGTACAAAAAGCATAAAGAAGTGAAGCCAACGCTTATTACTAAAGGCAATACCGAATATCTGTGACCAGAAACGGTTAGCAGTAACCATCGAATAGGTTTCTTCTTCTTGAGTAGGCTCAAACGCCTTAAAAGTGTTTGCTTGTTCACCGTCTTCAAACAGAGTGTTTTCTACTGTAGCACCATGAATGGCACAGAGCAGTGCTCCTCCCAGTATACCAGCAACTCCCATCATATGGAACGGGTTGAGCGTCCAGTTGTGGAAACCCTGAAGGAAGAGCAGGAAGCGGAAGATAGCAGCAACTCCAAAGGAAGGAGCAAAGAACCAGGACGATTGTCCCAGCGGATACATCAGGAATACTGAAACAAATACTGCGATAGGACCTGAGAACGCAATAGCATTGTATGGTCTAATCCCTACTAAACGTGCAATCTCAAACTGCCGAAGCATGAATCCTATAAGACTGAAGGCTCCATGGAGCGCCACAAAAGTCCAGAGTCCCCCAAGTTGGACCCAGCGGACGAAATCTCCCTGAGCTTCAGGACCCCAAAGGAGTAGAAGGCTATGTCCGAGAGCATCAGCAGGAGTAGATACAGCAGCAGTAAGAAAGTTACACCCCTCAAGATATGAACTCGCAATCCCATGGGTGTACCATGAAGTTGCGAAGGTGGTCCCTGTAAGCCACCCGCCAAGAGCAAGATAAGCAGTCGGGAATAGAAGCAAGCCAGACCAACCGACAAAAACAAACCTATCACGCTTGAGCCAGTCATCCAGGACATCGAACCACCCCCTTTGTTGAATTGGTTGTGAAAGTGTTGAAGATACCATTATCCTCCAGTAATACTTTTCCTATTTAGTTTACACTTCTTTACAATAAAAGTCAATGGGTATTAGTGCTCATAAAAAAGGGAGGCTCCCGCAACCTCCCTGTCTTATTAATCGTTTAGCATATTTCTACATATCCGTTTACAAGTTTGTTGATCTTCGTCGCATTCGATTAAACAATTGAAATAATCATTGATTAAATCTAATTCATCATTACATTGGTCAACGGTTTGCTCAAAGTGTTTCCATTCAGCAAGTTGATTGTAAGATACCAGATTGTGCATAATGTCCTCCACGCACAAGGTTAAACATAATGTAGTTGGAGTTTAGGTTCATTTGTCTCACCTCATTATTCTATCATATCTATACAAGATAGTGTTATGTGCGATACAAAAATTTATGCCTACGAGTTTATACCTAGTCATAAAAAAAGAGACCCAAAGGTCTCAATTCTGTTGAAGATATGAATAAAGTTTTTCCAAGTATTCTGATGCTTGTTTCCAGTCTCCATCAAACCTATCATTTAGATGCTCATACATTCCAGTAGCATCATCAGAAGTCATGCCGTTTTCAGACATATAAGTCACAAAGTCTTGTTTGTTCATGATTAAAAATAATAAAATTGTAATTTTTGTTTTTCTTCTTTCCCCCATATGAGGAAAGATAGATTTTAGCAGGGAAGGAAGGCGTATTTTACCATTACACCCAACTCTGTAAAGTAACTTACGATTACCTCTTTTATCTTGATATGTTCTAACGCTCTTTGATTGAAATAAAGATGCTACTTTATAAACAACATCCTTATCAGTCATTTGAAGATGAACATATGGTTCATAATAGAATTTTACTTCACCAGTTGATTTGAGTGTGTATTTTCTTTTATTGTAACCAAAGTGTCCCTCACCTTCAAGTATTCCCGCTAACCAAGCAACATCAATATCAGACATAAAAAAGAGGGGTGTTTATTCCCCTCTTATTATATCAGTTATTCAGTTTTTTATCAACCGATGGTAGGAGCAGTCAGAGCAACAGGAGTTGACTCGGCAGCTGCCAGGTCCAATGGGAAATTGTGGGCGTTACGCTCATGCATAACTTCCATTCCCAGACCAGCACGGTTAAGAACATCAGCCCAGGTGTTAATAACACGACCCTGTGAATCAATCACAGACTGGTTGAAATTAAAGCCATTTAAGTTAAAGGCCATCGTAGAAACACCCAGAGCGGTGAACCAGATACCGACGACTGGCCACGCCGCTAAGAAGAAGTGCAGCGAACGGGAGTTATTAAAGGAAGCATATTGGAAAATAAGGCGTCCGAAATAACCGTGTGCGGCAACGATGTTGTAGGTCTCTTCTTCTTGACCGAACTTGTAACCATAGTTCTGCGACTCGTTCTCGGTGGTTTCACGAACCAGCGAGGAAGTAACCAGAGAACCGTGCATCGCACTGAACAGAGAACCACCGAAGACACCAGCGACACCCAGCATGTGGAAGGGGTGCATCAGGATGTTGTGCTCTGCTTGGAAGACAAGCATGTAGTTGAAGGTGCCACTGATACCCAGGGGCATCGCATCAGAGAAAGAACCTTGACCGAAAGGATAGACCAGGAAGACAGCAGAAGCAGCAGCGACAGGAGCACTGTAAGCAACGCAAATCCAAGGACGCATACCCAGGCGGTAGGAAAGTTCCCACTCACGACCCATATAAGCGTAGATACCGATAAGGAAGTGGAAGACAACCAGTTGGAAAGGACCACCGTTGTAGAGCCACTCATCTAGGGAAGCAGCTTCCCAGATGGGGTAAAAGTGCAGTCCAATAGCATTGGACGAAGGAATAACAGCACCAGAGATGATGTTGTTTCCGTACATGAGTGAACCAGCAACGGGTTCACGGATGCCATCGATGTCCACAGGAGGAGCAGCGATAAAGGCAACGATGAAACAGATAGTAGCAGCAAGCAGGCAAGGAATCATCAGGACTCCAAACCAACCAACATAAAGACGGTTGTCAGTGGAAGTAACCCACTCGCAGAACTGTTCCCAAGTATTCGATTGTTTTTGACGTGAAAGTGTAGCAGTCATTGTTTTGAAAAGTAAGTAGATCCATCAGGGAAATGGTGGAGGTACTTATTTCTTCGCCACCCTCAGGCGAAGATATGAGAGACGGATTGGTAACCCTGCCTAGTCTCGGTCAAGCGGCAGGGAGAACAATGTTACAAGTCCTTTAAGGTTCGTAACATTTGTTTACCTATTTATTATAGTACGGTTTTCCGTGTCCGTCAAGCCCTGTACTCATTAATTTTGTCCAGAACCATGTTGAGGTACTTATGAGCGATTGCCTTCTCTCCAGGATATCCCTCATCGTGATCAACTTGATTTTTTAGTTTGAGGATGTGACACTTTAACTCATCCTTTGTCATCTGTCCTCTAGGCATATAGTAAAAAACTCTGCCCTGTATATAGGGCAGAGTCGGTATCAGGCAGGGACTGCTGTTGTGGATTTCACATATTCTAGGACCGCTTCGGGTGTTGATGCTTCGTAAGGGTCGGTGTCTGCGTTGTCACGGAAACCTTCTTCAACGAAGATTTTCTCAATGACTCCATCATTAACGACAGCAGCATAACGCCAACTACGCTCACCGAAGCCAAGGTTAGACTTACGAACCAGGTAACCCATTGAGCGGGTGAAGTGAGCATTACCATCGGGAATAAGTTTTACTTTCTCAATACCCTGGTCTTTGCCCCAGGCATTCATCACAAAACCATCATTAACAGAGATGCAGTAAATATCATCGATCCCAAGTTGAACAAACTCTTCAAATCGTTCTTCAAATCCAGGGAGTTGATAAGCACTGCAAGTAGGAGTAAATGCACCAGGTAGACTAAAAATAACCACCCGCTTACCAGTGAAGAGATCCAGGGAAGGTTTAGTAACAAACTCTCCATTCTCACGGAATACAAACTCTACTTGGGGGACTTGATACTGTTCTTTACGCATTTTTACTTCTATCATTTAATTAGTGGGATTATAGGCGGGAATCATCATACCCCCGCCAAAGTCATCATCATCGTCTGCATCATTATTACCAAGAGCCATAATGAAGAAGTATGTCCCCAGTAAAATGACTGCAAACAATAACATCACCATACTCCGGGAATGATCTGCCCAGTGGTGAGATATGCACCGAAGGCGGCAACGATACCAATCATCGCTGCCCAACCATTAATGCGTTCTGCTTTTTCGTTCATTGTTCTTCTCCAGATTTAGTGAGTAGTGCTGCCCCTGCGAAAGAGGCGAATAGAATTCCTGCAAGGGCAAGTAGTTCCATTAGAGGTTTTCTTCTTGTTCAGTCAGAATAACGCAATCCGACTTTGGATATGCGACACAGGTGAGGACAAACCCATCTGCAATTTGATCATCATCAAGGAATGACTGTTCTTCATTATCAACTTCACCTTCAATCAACTTACCAGCACAGGCGGAGCAAGCACCAGCTTTACACGATGAAGGAAGGTCAACGCCTGCTTCTTCAGCAGCCTCAAGGATGTACTGATCCTCCTCACATTGAATGACGGTCTCGGAGCCGTCGGGAGTGCGGAGAGTAACATTGTATGCCATTAGTAAGTTTCGGATAATTGGTTTACTGAGTGCGCCAATAAAACAAAAAAGGCGACACTAGTTATTGTAAACAAAAGTGAAGTCATTGTCAAATCCTATGTCAGAAAATGCCAAAAAACAGTTTGCCAGTAGCGGCGTAAGAAATCAAGCCCGCAACGAAACCCATCATTGCCCAGCGACCATTGGTGCGCTCCTTAACCATATTAGGAGTCAGCATCCCATAGTTCTCATAGTACATTACGGGTTCTTTGGCAAACATATTCTGTTGCCCATACTCATTAGTTGTTACAGTCATTGTACATTCGTTAAGAATTGTTACACAATTATATAGCAAATATAAAGAGGCGTCAAGCCCCTCTTGTTACGGTTTCCACACCTTATGAGTATAAATGCTTACTCTTTCACTCTTTTAAATGGTCTCCCATATTCATCAAACCCATCAATGTCAATGTAACTTGGTGTTCCATTGAAGTTGTCACATGGAGCAACCAGAAGATATGGTCCAGGAACTCTATCATCTTTCGGACTATATGTTCTAAAGTTAGTTGGATGAAAGTGTATAGTTATGACTTTCTTTCCAGGATTTCTGCAGGTATATCCCAGTTCTCTCATGTTATAGGTAATCTTATTATCACATCCAGGAACTCCCATTGTATAATTCATTGCATCAGAAGTTGGAATAGGTGTCTTAAAGATCCAAGAATCTTGTGATGCAGCATTATCAAAAGGCTCAATCTCCCAGTTCTTTCCATCACCAGTAGAAATCTCCCAGCGACTCAGTGCATAGAAGTTCTTTTCCATCTTAATACTCTTAAAGTATCTCAGAGTATCATCAAAGATGATATCGGCATTGGAAACGACACAAATCTGGTCTTTCAGATTCTCATTGCAGAAATCAAAAATTTCTTTATAAGTTGGTCTCTTATTTCTAACTACCTTCTTAATCTTAGGAGAATCAAAATAAAGTTCTGCATCTTCTTCCATAAAAAGATACACACTATCAATCAAATCATTTCCAAGATTTTGATGAAGACAATAGAGAAACTCTCCATTCCTCATATGATTGAGAGAGTTAAAGTATTCTATAATAAGGTTCATACTTTCAGATCGTAATAATTTTGCAACTCAATTATTATGGAGTCAGATAGACAATCATTAATAACCAACTTATATATTCTATCAAAAAAATCCTCATACCAGAACCCAAAAAATTTACTTTCATCTGATGTATAATGAGACATATTTAAAAAATGTATATGACTCAAATTTTTAAAGTCTGCTGGAGACCTTATACACCAATTGTATTTGGATATATTAAGATTCTCCAAGTATTCCAAACCATGATCCATACTAGGAAACTGAGAATAATACATTCTATTCATAATGACTTCGTATAAATTTCCAGTCATTTTTATAGAATCATACTTATCAATATCCTCAACATGTTTCCAAAGTTCACTGTTCATATTATGAGGATAATATATAAATCCACCATTAAAATAAAATTCTTTTGTTAGGGATGAATCTATATTAGAATGTTCTTCGCACTTGGAGAACATCATAAATTTTTCTAAAGAATATATCTCAGAAAACTTTTTGGTAAAAATAGTGTCTGCTTCAGAGAACAAAACATTTGATCCATCAGATACTAATTTTTTTATGGAAAACAAAATATCACTGATCATCTCAGACCAGGATCCTACTTCTTTTCCGAGAACTATTATATCATCAACACAATCAAACTTTTTAACTATCTCAATATTTTTATCTACAAACTTTTTGTGTTTCTGATATTCGGTTTCTTTTCCATTAATTTTATATAAGGGATAAACTAGAAGATTTTTACACATCAAAATCAATCACCTTTTTCTATCCGATAAGAATCTTTCTCAAAGTGCTGAGTAGAAAATTCAAATAACTCCGTATCTTCTATAGCAATCATTTGATGTCTAAGTCCTACTGGAATATCAAACTTATCACCTTTTGTGAGGATTATTTCTTCCGCAGATTCCAAAGAGTTATCAAAAGAATATAAAAGTCTTATGGATCCAGAATGAATGTAGAATGTTTCTTTTTTAATTTTATGATAGTGCCATGAACATCTCATACCTTTCACAAAGAAGAGTATCTTTCCACAATAATCTTCATTATTGACAATCCATTTTTCATATCCCCATCCTTTGGGGACAAAGTTATCCAAAGAAGTTTCCATCTGCTATTCCTTTATCATCTATGTAGTAATCTGCATTTGGTTTTCCAAGTCGCAGTTCATGAAACTTACATCCCCACTCAGATAACTGTTCATATGTAAAATTGTATAATTTTGCATATGCCCTCAGAACATCTCCATCACAAGTACCCATACCTCTTGCAGTAAAATATGTGATATGATTTCCAGAATCATATAATCGATTAATAGATTCGATTCTATCTTGATATGGAAGTGCTTCCTCATACTTACCCCAAGTATTATTGCAAATAGTTCCGTCAATGTCAAAGCAATATCTTTTCATAATAAAATAGAATTCAAGAAATCATTTTTAAGGTATAATCTATTACATTCATTCCATCCATCAGCATGGACACAGGTATAATTATTATCTTTTAATAATTTTTCAACTTCAATTACTCTAGAGTTGTTTATCTTGTTTGGATTTTGAACTTCCTCAAATTCTACACAGAGTTGGTTGATAAAAATATTATTTTCAAATAGATCTTTCAGTACTTCAAGAACTGCACCTTCAATATCAAGTTTAAGCAGAGATGGAAGTTTATCCATTTTTTCGATTTGATCAGAAAGTTTTATAGTTTCAACTTCAATATACTCTTTAGAATTTTGATCGTATCCCCGATTGATATTAGAGATTGAATGACTGACCCATTCGTCTTTCAGTGGTTTGAAGAACTTAACTGTTGTCTCCTCACTCCATAGAGCATATGGAACATAGGTAAAATTATCAGATGTTAGATTTGATAGATCATAAGTTTCAACTGGTTGATCTCCACCAGGAACATAATCAATAGTAGAAGCATTACCAAAGTTTTCAGACACCATTTCGAAATGCTTGATTGCTCTTGGTGTTGGATCATACAAAAAAATCTTTGCGTTATATTCTGATGCAAAATCTACATCAAAAGAAATATCTTCCCCAACTCCGCCACTGATAACGATAGAATTATACAAGTCTTGATGATCAACAAAACACCACCGACCATATTCACTACCCATACACATTAAATTCATAACATCATCTCCATTTTTCAATTAACATTTCAGTAAGTTTGAATGACCCAAGAGGAGAGGCATTTCTTTCATACCAACTCCTACATGCATTATGCATGTACTCCCATTCATTCTTAGATATTGAATTTAATTTTTCTTTCACTTCTTGCGGTGTTTTCACTTTAACATAATGAACTCCCTCAATCCAAGGTTCGTGATAATTCTTAACATCACAACCATCCACAACAATTGGAACTGTGCCATGAGCCATACATTCAATATCTCTATTACACTTGGGACCATATCCAGGTAATAGCAATCCAAATTTTGAAGATGCCAACCTTTCCTGATACTCTTCCTGAGTATAGGGGTAAGCATTTGGTCCACCACCTTGAAGAGGCATAACAAACTCTTCTATCCCTTGAGACCAATCATAATTGAGTCTTCCATTTGCTTGAATTTGATTTTCAACTTTTCCCATGAAGATAGACTTGATTGGTCTATCATCATAAGATTTAACACCTTTATCAATTTGTTCACATACTTTTCGTGGATGTCTAGAAAAGAATGTCCATGCATGTATCTGAGGATGCTCTGGAACAGTATTAGCAAATAATCCAGTTACAAAAGGTGGAACATGTCGATCATCAATCCGTGCCCTATCCCATAGAAGAAATGTTTGTTCTTTATCTGCCCAGAGATAATCACCAGAAATAAAAGAAAAATCTACCCAACCATTCTCTCTCCAGATACCCATCATCTCCCTACAGTTATTTTCATAAGTAGGATTTTCGGCATAACCAGGATACTCTGGTTTGTAAATTGTAAGTTTAGATGTCATTAATTTCTTTAATATCTTTTTCAGTTAGAACATATGTTCCAAAGTTAGAAACAGCAATTGATGCTGCTTTATTTGCATAAGGTATTGCTCTCTCTATTCTACCATACTTCAAATAAAAGTAAACAAGTGCAGATAAAAACGTATCACCAGCACCACAAACATCAAAAACACCAACATCAAATCCAGAATAGTTTTTACCCTGATAGTCGGCACCATTAGATCCTCTGGTGACAATGATATTATCATAAGAACCATTCAATAGTTTTAATTCGGAGTCGTTGATTTTAATAAAACAATTTGACTTTGGAAGAGATGTTTTTTTGCTATCAATGAATACAGGAATTTTTGCATTTGTAACTATTTCAGTGATCTTTTGAGATGTTAGAAAACCTTTATCATAATCTGATATAACTACAGCATCATATCCTTCATATGAAATTTCATAGTCCATTGGTTTTACATAATTCTCACAATCAACTCTCAGAATTTGTTGATTATACCTCTTATCAATATATCTACTTTTTATAATGTTTTCTTTATGAGTAAGAATACAAACATCTACATCAAATGATTGAAGATTGTTTTTAACATTCCATGCCATTCCGCTTTTTCTCTCAGTTTTACTATACTTGAGAATAGGAACAGGTGCCTCTGGATTAAGACGTTCACACATTCCGTAGATATATTCATCAATGCAAGTATCACCGATAAGAAGAACCTTGAATTGTTTTTGTGGTGGAGTAATCTCCGAGTCTATCGAAAAACCGAACTGATTTGGCATACTGTGAACCTACTACTTCTTTTCCTTTCCAGTCAGAACCTACAACCATTATATCAGGAGAGATGGATTCAAGCAAATCCTCCAACTCTTCTTTGGTGTCAAATACATGAACTACATCCACGTGCCTTATCGCGGCTAGCATTATAGATCGATCATGCTGCGAAAAAATAGGTCTCTCGGGACCCTTCATCTCTGCCACCTTCCTGTCGGAATCGATAGCAACGATGAGATAGTCACCAAGAGACCTGGCATACTTCAGGAGTTCGATGTGCCCTGGATGGAGCACATCAAAACATCCATTAACAAATGATATCTTCATTTTAGATTACAAAATCATAACTCATAACATTCCACTTCGGAATAGAAAAATTACAATGAACTTGGACGTGATTGTTTACACGCATATCATGATAGAACAATTCACCTTTAAGGTTGGGAGATACACTGTCAACTAAACAAAAAAACGAACTATCAACACAGTGAATCTCTTTTGCATTTTCAATAACTTTCATATAAGAAAGCATGTTGGAAGTCTGACCTTTTCGAATTTCTATGACCTTAATATTCTTATTGAACTTCGCTTGTCTCCAAGACCAAAGTTCTACAGGATAATCATCTCTGATACTAGAGTTTTTATGTAAAACAATATACTCATCCACATCCCCAACTAATTTATCATATACCTCATCAACACCAGGAATCTCTTTAGGTAAATGAAAATCTTCATACCTTTTTCGATAAAGAAGATCTGCCTCTTCATAAAATTGTCTATCAAAATTTACAGGTATTCCTTCTATACCAGGAGAATTGTGTCTATGAAATCTACGATAGTAAACTTTCTCAAATCCAATTCGGGTTACTACCCATCCCTCTTTTGCTGCTAGTGCATCAACCTCATGTTTGCTGATAGGAGATTGAAATTTCATTGGATGAACAACAATATTATCAAAATCCGAATACAAAGAGTTTACAGTTTCATAGTTACTCTCAGAACAAGGTATATGCAGAGTCTCACATTGCTTTGCATAATTATGCGCTATACCATTACAAATATAGTGATCACCTAAAGATGTGTGGTGATGAAAAACTAAATTAGGAATCAAAGTCATTTTAAATGTGGCAGTTTAAAAGTATTATTAGAATCGTATGGATATTCCCAGTAATTTAATATTTTTTTAATTTCTTTATCTGGATTGGATATGACATCAGAAAATTCAATATGAAGAAATCCATCATGTTCTGGAAAAAATAAATCAATATCATTTCTAAATTTTTTAAATGATTCTAAACATTGATTTTTATTGGTTGTTTTTGATAAATAAGGACATTCTCCACGTCTACGAAGTTGAGATGAAAAAGAATCTTCGGCATTTCTTTTCATTACAACAACTTTTCTTCTGTCTTTGGGTATATTCATTATAACATCCCTATGGTGCTGAATAGGAAGGAGGTGCTCCTGTATTATAGTTTTCCTGTTTGTTATCCAGTCCGTTAAAATTTCTTTCTCTATTTCAAAAGCTGTGCTACTAGGATAACACATATAATCTTTCAATCCTTCACCATTTCTCCAATCTCTTGTTGTATACCTTGGATAAACTACCTTATCCAAATTTAAAAAGTCTTTTAAAAATAAGTGCATACTTGAACTAGCACTTCTCATGCATGATGTTATCAACATTTAAAAATTACCTACCATACAGTCCTACCTCCATCAACGATTAAATTGTGACCAGTCATGTATGAGCTGGCATCCGAACAAAGGAATACAATAGATCCTTTATATTCATCTTTATTAGCCATTCTACCCATAGGAATCAAATTAGTCAACCTGTCAACAAAGTCCTGTGGTTGGTTGACATATACACCACCAGGTGATATTGAATTAACTCTAATATTTGACTGAGCATAGTAGGTTGCCAAATACTTAGTCATACCTATGATACCGTGCTTTGCAGCAGAATATGTAATTGGTTTTTTTGATCCATCATATATCCTTTGATCTGGTGAAATAATTCCAAGATCGGAAGAGATGTTAATGACCACTCCTCCACCATTATTCTCAAAGTGAGGACAAAATACTTGAGAACACAGAAAGGTTCCCTTCAGCATCACATCAACAGATAAATCCCATTCTTCCATAGAAAGAGATTCAAATGATCCTGAAGGTCCTGTTGTATCAGTAACCTTAGGATCAATGGCAGCATTATTAATTAGAACGTTAATGTCTGGATACGTCTCTAGAACATTCTGTATTGAATCTTTGTCCAGAACATTTAAGTATACTGAAAATGCTTTTTGTAGTGGTGGATCATATGAAAATCCTGGTCCTACAGGAGAATATAGTTCATTGATTTCTTCACAAATTCTTTCTGCAGATTCAAGATTGATATCACCAATGATAACTTTTCCACCATTAGAAACAATTGCCTCTGAGTGCATTCTTCCCAGAAGACCTGCACCTCCAGTTACCAATACAACCTTATCGGAAAGATCAAACATTTTTTAAAAAGAATCCAGGAAACTTTGGAGAATATCCATCCCATTCTATCCACTGATATTCATCTTTATAATCATTTTTAATAATATCAACTACCCTTTTAATTTCATTATAATCTTGATCATCAAATAATAAATATCCTCCTTTTCTTAGATGTGGTGAGTATTTTTTAAAATCATTAAATGTTCCCAGAAAAGAATGATCACCGTCAATGAACATCACATCAAACTCTTCTGATACATCCAAAACACGTTTATAGGTATCATCATGTTGAGAGTTACCAGAAATAAATTTTACTTCATGATTGTGAATGTTACATTTTTTAACTAGGGTTTCTGTTTTTTTCTTTGAAAGTCCTCTTTCCGATACGTCTGGTCTATAATCATTTACAAAAATTTTTCCAGTGTTTTCAAATAAATCAACTCCAACAAACTTTCCCTTTGTTTTACTTCTGGTAGCATTAACCATACTAAACCCAAACAAAGATCCTATTTCCATATAATCACATGTTTCTCCAAATGTTTCTCTCAGTTTAAAAATAACACTTAAATGAGAATCGTGTGGTGTTGGTTGACAAAATCTAGCCTCTCTCTCATAAAGATCAATTGCATCAGTCAAGTCTGGCAAATCAAGTTTTCTTGCACTTTCAATTTTAAAATTCATTTTTATACTCTCCTAAGTTTTTTCATAATCGGAAGTTCGCTATCATACACTTTCTTAATACCATCTCCCATCATTTTTTGCATGACAAAGATACCATCAACAAGAACCGAACTATGTTCAATGGATGCTGCTTGATCAGAACCATAAGCAGTTCTGTCACTTGTGATATGAAATTCAATACACTCTGCACCAAGTGCAACAGCACCAAAACTAGCCTCAAATCCACTATAATGATTTGAGAATCCGATTTTAAATTGTGGATACTTTTCTTTAAGTGTTTGGATGTATCTCAAATTTAATTCTTCCACAACAGTTGGATATGTGCTGGTGCAGGCAAGAATGTATTCAAGATTCTCAGACAGTATTTCTACAGACCTATCAATCTGTTCTTCTGTAGACATTCCGGTAGAAAGGATGATTGGTTTGCCAGTGTCTGCAAGATCTTTCAGAAACTCTTCATCAGTGACAAGAGCAGAAGCAACCTTGTGATAATCAACATTGAGATTATCTTCAACCAGTTTTACACTCTTTCTATCCCAACAAGAAACAATAAAGTCCATTCCAAGTTCCTTAGTGTAAGAGTAAAGTTCTTTATACTCCTCAATAGAAAACTCCAGACCTTCTTTTTGTTGTCTGTTAGTAGTTCCCCAAGGCGACTCTCTATACTGGTCCAGTTCTTTTTTTGTATATACCGACTCAATATCTCTTTTTTGAAATTTCACAGCTTGACACTTAGAGTCATATGCCTGCTTGATTAATTTTTTTGCATTGGACAAAGAACCATTATGATTGATTCCAATCTCAGCGATTACGTACATAAAGAATAAGTCAATACTATACAGTTTAATTTATGTTCAATATTTTGTCAATGATTTTGGCATTGCTCACCAAAGAATCAAGATAGGAGTTATCGGACTTTGAGAATTCATTTAGATAAAACTTTGATTGCAGCAAGAACAAATCATCATTACTAATCTTCTCATAAACATCTTCATTACTTTTAGTGACTTTCTGTTCTAATAAATCATATTCCAACCACCCATCTTGTCCATTGACTTTTATGATGCGTTCCTGCCTATTCTGAACAAATGATAAATTGAATGACACAGAAAAACTATCATACTCAAAGATGAAATTAGCGGTATCCTCAACATCAATATCAAAAGAGCTCTGTTTAGAAGTTAGTCCACTAATAGTATTTGGAATACCAAATATAGAAACGATTAAATCAATCTCATGACATTCTGTGCGAACAACTCCACCACCAAGATCTTTACGGAATGCATAAAGATCCAGACAGTTCTCATATGGATGCCATGAAGGAACATAAGAACCAACATTAACTTGGATATTAATGATGTTTCCAATATCATTCAATCCATCTTTAAAGATATCAACTAATGGATGAAATCTTCGTTGAAAAGAAATAAACAAATTTGTATCATTCCTGATGAATGTTTCCTTCACCTCTTCCGCTTCTTGCAGAGTAACAAATCCAGGTTTCTCTACAAAAACATTCACACCATGATTAGATGCATCAATAGAAATATCGGAATGAAACTTTGTTGGGGTAGATACAACAACAAAATCTGGTTTGAGATTCCAACAAGAATCCAAATCATCAATCAAATTTACATTATACTTATCTTCAATTGAAGTAGAAGTATCCACAGTAAAATCTGGATTCAACAGAGGAGTTTTTTTGTTTCTGCGGAATGCATAAAAATCAGTATCTGGAAGAAGAGATCTAAAAATTCTCAAGTGTCTCTGACCAGCACCACCAAGTCCAACAAATAAAACTCTATTCATTTTCAACCTCACTTCTAAAGAAATTGATAAATTCAATGTTATGTTCCATTGTTTTTATGGGATCATTTCCCCTAACCGATTCAAATACAAAAGATTCATTGTATCCAATTTCTTTTAATGATTTGAATATGCTGTAAAAATTTACTTTACCAGTTCCGAGATAAACATTTTCACCCTTTTTATTTTTGTCTTTGAGATGAACATGACCAATCTTATTTGACAAGAATACTATCTCTTTTGACAAATCTTTACTGGTGTGCGATCTATTTCCAGTATCAAAAACACACTTTAGATTTTTCACATTTACTTGATCAATAAAGTAGTTTAGTGTCTTACAATTTAATAACGTTTCCAAACAAATTGTGAGATTAGTAGAGTTACACAACTTTCTGACTACAGAAACATATTTGTCAAAGTTTTTTTCTGTAACTCCACTTTCTTCCATTAGGGGAAGGATTGCAATCTTACATCCCAGTTCTTCACTCACTTGAAAATAATCAAGCACATGATCCAATGTAGATCCCAACAACAAAGAGTTGTCAATAATATAGTCTGTACATGAAGAATAGATCGTTCTGTTTGTCTCTAAGACAACACTCTTTATCTCATCTATTCCCACAGAAGACCATATTGGATTATTTGGATTATAAGATCTTTCATCCAACAACTCAACAAAATCTAAGTTCAGTCTTTTACATTTATGAAATTCTTCTTGCCAACAGTCTTGAGGAAACCATTGTAATCGATTGTTTGGTGATTTTGATAATCTTCCCTGAACTACTCCGAACATTTAGTCTCTCCCTATTTTGTCTATAAGGTTACTAAGTATGGAAATTTTTTCTCGGGCAAGATCAAGAGATTTATAATTCGTTTTAAACGCCATTATCTTTTTCTGATATTCTTCTGCTATAGGAAAAGATCCAACAGGATATTCTCTTCCATCAAAATTTTTATCTCTCAAAGATGGTTCTAGGTATGGATTTTTCCAACAACCATAAAAACCATCTCCACCCATATTCAAGTACATATTATAGAACTTTTTCCAAGATATGCCATGCTCTTGTTCACCATTGTAAAGAAGAGCAAAGGTGAAATAACTGTGCTCACAATATTCAAATACTTCTTGTGTTTTTATCCAAGAGCAACCTTCAACTGCTTTGAGAAACATTGCTCCAATTTTCTTTCTATTATTAACCAATTCATCAAGAACTTCAAGTTGAGCAATTCCACAAGCAGCAGTAATTATATTCATTCTATAGTTATATCCAATACTATCAAATCTTTCATAGTTTGGATCCTGAAATACAGAAGAAGCAAGACTGGTTCTACCAGCAGTCGCGGTAAGATTCTTATATCCAATGCCAGCAAACTTTCTAGCCCTCTCAGCAAAAGTCTCATTGTTAGTGACAACCATACCACCTTCACTACCAGAGGTCATATGCTTGGATTTTTCAAAACTATAAACACCAATGTCTGCACAAGTTCCTGAGATGTTTCCTTTGTAATCGGACAATACAGTTTCAGCAGAATCATCAATAACTACAATGTTATGTTTTTTTGCTAACTCCATGATTGGATCAATATCTACAGGAAGACCATACAAAGATACAACGATAATTGCTTTTGTTTTTTCAGTAATATTTTTCTCAATCTCACCAACATCAATATTCCAAGTATTAGGATTAATATCAACAAATACTGGCGTTGCTCCCATGTAGAGAGTCACATAAGAGTCCATAACAACGGTCACAGAAGGTTGAATAACTTCATCTCCAGGACCCACTCCAGCGGCATACAGAGCAGCATGAAGACCTGACGTTCCAGAATTAACTGACACAGAATACTTTATACCAAACTTTTCAGAAAATTTTTCTTCAAACTCCTGTGTCAAACTATATTCATTATTTCTTTCAAATACATTAGAAACAAGATCTCTAATTTGTTGATTGTTCATTCTTCAATTTAAAATGTTTTATTTTCTTTTGATTTTCTTTCCACGTCTCATCAAGAAAAAAATTTATATGAGAGGTTTCAGGATTATTATAAATGAATCCTAATATGTTGTCAAACGTTAATTGTTCCGATAATACCCCTTCTATGACCTTCTTAAAGAACTCAAAGTCCTCTGGATAATCCAAAGTCATTCTGATATTTCCTTTAATATATTTGGTAGGAATATCTTTTATCTTTCTAGTTTGAAAAATTCCTGTTTCTGTAAAATATAATCTAATGTATTCTGTAGAATCACTATCCTTAATTTTACACACTTCATTTAAGGCGGTTGTTTTTATCCCATAAACGTCATTGTAAAGACCATGACCATCTATAAAATCACAAGGATCGTTTTTGTACTGATCAATTACAATATCTGCTAGATCAACATCAAAGAATAGATCATCGCCATCAACATTAACAAAGAAATCTACTTCATATTCTTTACAGGCATCTCTCCATCTAACTAACTTATCATTCAATGAACCTCTAAAATATTCTATCCCACAATTTGATGCTATATTACATAGAACATCATCTTCTTCCCTATCACTAGTACACAGTATAATTTTATCTGCAGACTTACTATTCATCATACTTTCAATCAGATGCTGAATGGTAGGTTTGCCACACAAATCTAATATTGCCTTGTTTGGAAGTCTGGTAGAAGAATTTCTAACCGAAATAAAAATACAATTCATTCAATTAAATGGAGAAAAAAGGACTCGAACCTCTAACTTTTATATGCGATTTAAATGTTTTTCCATTAAACTACTAAAAGGGATTTGAACCCCCATCTTTTAAATCATAACACATACAAATATTTTACCAATTAAACTATTTCCCCTTGATCATATTATAGGATACAATATAATTTATGTCAATGTTATATTGATCTTCATCGGTTCAAATAACATTCTTCTCTTCCAAGAAGAGTATTGATTAAATCCATAATAAACAAAAATTTTTATATTTTCATCCTTCATCACTTCTTCTACCAATGAAGTTATAAGAGAAAACATTAATCCATTTTTTAAGTAATTTGCATGTGACCATATCAATCCTATTGATGCCATCTCACCATCGACATTTAACTTACAATATGCAAATAATTTTTCGTTGGTTTTCAAATCTCCTTGTTTATAATTTTTATAGTATTTGAATAAACCAAACCATTTAGAATAATGTCTATCATCTTCCCAATGATGCCTTTCATTATTTTGAGACCCCAGATACTTTTTAGGATCTTGAAGATACCAAGAATTTATACCATTCTTCTTTTTACTCTGGGAATGATTGATTTCACTAAAATCAAAAACATGATTATTAAAATCAAACTCCTTGAAATAAAATTTATTCTTAGTGGAGTTAAGAATATCTCTTTGAATGTTTATTGAAAGACTGTTTTTATAATCATCAAAACTATCATAGTTTTGCAGATTTATAACAGCCATGATTTCTCTACCATATAGTCTATGCTTATTATTCTTTATAGAATTAATAATATCATTATATTTTTTAGAATTAAAGTTATCTTTACAGTGATTCAAATCCCAAAAATCATAACAGTCAGTATAATACGATATACCCTGTAATTTTATTTTTTCACTATCGAACACATTTACGTTCATGATAATATATTAATCAGTTCATTGTCCAAAATAAGTTTATCCTTATACGTATCAGCAAGTCTCCTCATATAATTAATTGTCGGTCCAGTACCATGACCAAATGATCTTCCTCTGGTGTCTATCTCATCCATGTGCCCATCACAATATAGTTCATTATAACTAGATCCTCCTGTGTGGAAAGTGAATCCAGATATCTTTAAACTCTTGATCGGATAATTTAAAAGAATGGATATGGCAGCGATACCAGTATTATATTCTGCCCCTATTAACCGATAAAGTTTCATATAATCTTCATTACCAATCCAATAGAATGGAAGATTATGTACATTTATATTCTGGAAGTTTTGGGGTACAGAACTTTTATATTGACCGGAAAAAATATTATCCGAATGAGAACCTCTTATAGCACTACCGACTACTAACTTTAATTTTTTAAAGTGTTCATCATGATCATCGATTAGCAGTTTTCTTTTAATACCATCCATCCAAATATTCCCAAAGTTACAGAAGAAGATATCAGTTCTACTTCCATAATCTTTTCTCAATTTTTTTAGAGGAATTATTTCATTTGGTCTAACAATGATATCACTACTATCAAATTCAGATCCCCTATCCTTACCTATCAGATAAGGAGCAGGTCCAACAATAGTAATATCTTTATCAGATACAATAGAACTTAACTGATCGTTTATTTTAAGTTCAATCACATATATCTCCGTTCTTGGGGATTTGGCATTCCTTCCGAAAGAACTTCTCCACCATTTCTAATTCTATGAAACTCAATGAAAAAAGTTTTTATATTCTTTGTACCAATGTGTTTATCTAAGTGTTGCCTTAAAGTAGTTTCGCTATGAATATAACCTTTTTGCTTCTGATATTCTTTAAGATGGTCTGTCATCTTGACATATGTGCTCATATATTCCTGATTAGAAACTGCAAATCTATCATGATATCCATTCAACCAATGATGCCAATCAGGAATCCACAATTTACTCATATCGAGTGATTCGATAGAAATATTAGCAGGTTCAGTATAAATTACATCTTCTCTGGATAAAATAACTCTATCATATTTTTTTCCAGAATTATTCATCATATCACACACTAAAGATCTGGCTTTATACATTTTTAGTGTAGATTGAGGAGTGCAACTATGTCCTGGTCCAAACAATGATGGATGTAGAATTATACCTTCTTCATCCATTTGCTCCTCCTCCTTAACTAAGACTTCACACCTATCAAGGGTTTTAAATAAGGATTCCGCTTGTGATGATACGTTACTTTTCCCAAGAAAAACATAAACGTCTCTATCCTCCCAACAATTAATTAAATTTTCTTTAAGATTTTCGAATGTGTATTCGATAGATCTACCAATTCCACTAATACAAATCGCCGTCTTCATTTTTTTCTCCAACATATTTTTTTTTCATTTCATTAAAAACTTTCGCAATTCCATTATCTATACTTGTTTTTGGCATCCACCATCCAGTGACATAGGTGTCTGCTTCATTTCTCTTATCTAATTGAACACTATCCTTCGCAAGACCAGGTTTAATTTTTACATCATACATACCGATCAAATTAAATTGTCCCTGAATAATTTCAGCAACTTTTTTGATAGTTGTATATTTAAACGAGGTGATGTGAAGAGGGTCTTCAGGCTTAAAGTTTGTAAAATTTGTCATGATTGTTTCCAAACCTTCACAACAATCTTCTGCATAAAGAAATTGCCTTTCCTCTGTCCCATCTGTCAACATTTCAAACTCACCTTCTTCAAATCCTCTGCGAATAAAGTCAGTAATAACATGCGATTTTTCGTGATCGTTTTCAATACCATATACATTCCAAAACTTAACTGTCAGTCCTTTCAGTGCGGTAGTATAAAGTTCACCAAGTCTTTTCATTACACCATAAGGAGAGTAACTCATATTACTCATTTGAGAAGATGCAAAAACAAACCTCTTATTGTGCTTCTCAAGCAATCCAAAAACATTCGCCATAATACGAGTGTTATTGTTAATAAAATCAAATGTGTGTTGATATTTTTTTAGATATCTTGATCCACCAACATCAAAAGCAAGGAAAAAAACAAAATCTGACAATCTAATGTCATGATCCAACTTACGGTTTGGTATTGTTGTCAAATCTTGATCTTCACCATTTAAAATATCAAACTCAGTGACATCATGACCTTTTTCACGAAGATATTCGGTCAGATATGCTCCAATCTGACCGCTAGATCCAAGAATAGTTACTTTCATTTTTTAATCTGCTCACTAATCCAGTTATATGTTTTACGAATACCTTCTTCCAGAGTTTGTGAATAATCCCAATCCAGTTTCTCACGAATGAGATCATTGTTAGAATTACGACCACGAACACCCAGAGGACCATCAATGTGATTCTTCTCTACGTTCTTACCAGCAACTTTGGCAGCAGTATCTACCAGTTGATTGATGGTAACCATTTCTTCAGAACCAATATTCACCGGTCCCATAAAGTCGCTGTCCATCAGTCTTCGAGTTGCTTCAATACATTCATCAACGAACAGGAAGGAACGAGTTTGTAGACCGTCTCCCCACACCTCGATTGCTCCACCGTCCTCTGAGAGGAGAGCGACTTTACGGCAGATTGCAGCTGGTGCCTTCTCTCTTCCACCGTCCCACGTACCTTCGGGACCGAAAATATTATGATACCTGGCAACACAAACAGGAATACCATAATTCCTATGGTATGCAAAGTAAAGTCGCTCAGAGAATAGTTTTTCCCATCCGTATTCGGAGTCGGGGTTAGCGGGGTATGCGGATTCTTCACGGCAGTCGGGGTTGTCAGGATCCAGTTGATTGTGCTCTGGATACATGCAAGCAGAACTAGAATAAAAGATCTTAGTTTTATTGACACCAAGTTTTTGATTTAATTGATTCTGACAATCAAGTAGATTAAGATTGATCATCGAAGAATTATGCATCACGTCTGCATCATTATCACCCGTAAAAATGTAACCCGCTCCTCCCATGTCAGCAGCGAACTGATAGATTTGATCAAAACTATCATTCTCACAAGAGATAATACTTTCAACCAAACTGATATCTCTCAAGTCTCCCCGAACAAACTCATCTGCTTGACTAAGAGAAAACTCTGGATACTTAAGATCAACACCGCGAACCCAAAATCCTTCAGAACGAAGTCTTCTAACCATGTGACTTCCAATAAATCCGCCAGCACCAAGGACAAGTGCTGTTTTTTTATTTTTCATAAATTTTGATTTTCTAGTATATTTAGATTCTTTCAATAACGGTCAATCCGTTATTATTAGTTCTGTGCTCTTTAAATTTCCACTCTGGGTTATCAATCATAAATTTAACGATGGCATTAAAAATACCAACGTTTTTAGTTCCATCTTTTAATTTATCATCCACTTCAGGAATTCCAAATCTAACTTTATTTTGCTCATCAACAAAACCAAAAGTAATAGTATCATGAAATACAATATATTTTTTAACTTTTGAAGCATGTAAATTTAATTCTGCAATAACTTGATCATAAACATGCCAAGTATCCAAGAAAAGAAGATCTGTTTCTTCAATCTCTACTTCTAAACAATTACCCTCATAATATGAAACATCCTTACCTTCTTCAACAGCAATGTCCATTAACTTTTTAATACTAGGATCAAACTTTAAATCACAAGCTCTCAATATAACATCACTATTCAACCATGCACGAGTACTTACCCCTGTGCGAGTACCCATTTCAGTAACATGATTAACATCTTCATCGTCACAAAGTGACTTGAGATATTTTACATGTTCATGCATATCGCTAGGATTAGTATAGGCATTAACAAATTCTTTTTCAAACAATTCAGACATATACTTAAAAATAATTCAATACTATATATTATACTAAAAAAGGACGGTTTATGCAACCGTCCCACTAGGTCTTTACATGCACGCCACTTGCTCTTTGACCAGAAGCAAGAAACTGGGCGGGAGTATAAACCCCATCCGCACCACCAGTTTTTTAGAGAAACTGGAAACTCCGAGGGTCATTTGACCATCCCGACCAGGGTTTTTTACATGTCTCCATCATGGGCATAATGAGGATGACTCCACCAGTGCTTTTAGAGACTCTCCGTGTCTTCATCATCGTCCTTGATATAGCAAGGAACCATGTCAGGGTCCAACCACTTGGTGTACTCAAAATCTTCCATAGCAGTCATGAGTTGCATCTCATTATCGCAGAGATACATATCACGGTAGCGTCCAGTATAGGAATCTACTTTTTGAATGCGGCAATCAGGTTTTCCATTGATTTCCAACTTACCAACCTGAACATAACGATAAGGAAACTGCTCCATAAGAACAGTGGGTTTTTGAGTGACTTTCATCATGCAACCTCAATAGTTTGAAGGTCTTGATAGAGATAATCCATCAGCATTTCATAGTCATCAAGGGGATCTCCAGAAAACACGACGCCCTCATTTTCATAATAGCGACGCACTTTCTTATAAAGTTTCGGACTCTTTACATCAAGGTAGATATCCCCGTTAGCAGCAGAACGCAGAGTGCTAACATCTTTCTTGAATTTTTCGATCAGAGACATTGTTGTGTGTTGAATACCTGAGTATTATAAGTGTTTGACTTTATATAGTCAAGGTGCCAGTCAGGAAACTGGCAAGTCCGAGTATTCAGATTTGAACTGAAATTATTCCGCTTCCCAAAAGCGGTGCCATGACCAAGTTAGGCGATACTCGGTTGCGTTGAGTGGTCTTGCCTCCCAACAGAAGTAATTATACTACTTCTTGTGCCCCCTGTCAAATGGTTCCCAGTGTTGCCAGTTGTATTTGTGGACTAACCAGATACCCAGAATAGGCACAACAACTAAAAGGTAACAAAGAAATCCTAATGTTACTGGTGTCTCTAATGTCCAGCGTGCAAAGTGTCCCATTATTGATCCGTAAATATAGAAACTAAGAAAATGAATATTCCAAATGAAATCATAAAAAGTAAGATTAATGCTTCTGAGAATTCCATAACTCCCTAAAGTATCGATCTGTGTGGTTTAAACAATCAAGTGGTGCCACTTCCTCTTGGAGTGCCCATTCATAGCAAAAGTCAATCATATCTGATGAGACATGACTGACTCCATACATTCTTGAGAAAGATGATGCCGCAAAATGAAACCGCTTCTTAGTGTGCGGTGCCATTGCCCTTATAGTGTTCGGATTCATAGTAGTGCCCCTTCTTAGAACCGAAGTAAATTGTAGCGATTACAAAGGGTATTGCAACTATAATGAGTGCTTTTCCTAACAAGTGCTCCATTTATCTAAACTCATCTCTGGTGTACTTGTAAGGCAGAGATGCTTCCAGTGTCTCCAGAAGTTCTCCATACTCACGATACCTTCTATCACCAGCAATGAAGTGGTGCTGACGCTTCCAGATAGCATCAATGAGAAGTTCTGTTTGTTCGTTGGTAAGATTCATTTACTCGAAGATTGGTTGTACTGGTGGATTAAACTCTTCTCTGACTGCTTTCATAACATGCTTAGGGACACCGTAGTAACCCATATGCATCCACACACAGTCAATATAACGAAGGTCTTCACGGTCTGCGTCCACTGTAGTCATATCACAGTAGTAAATAATGTCTTGTGGAACCTCAATCTTTTTCCAAGTAATGGGTTCTTCAATAAAAAATGGTACAGTCATTTTTGTTTCATTAATTCTTCAACACGCTTTCGCGTATCTATCATCTTTTGCTTCTCATGGTCCATATGAATGTAACCACGCTTGCCCCGCATTATCATTGTGCCCTGATAAAACATCGTGGCAGCAAAGATAAGCAAGAGAACAATACCAATTATTTCAGGGTAATGTCCATCCATGGTAGCACAGGTGGTATAACTCCGACAAGCCTTAGTAGTCCCTCAGCAAATAAAGCAAGAACCACCCAACCGACGCACATACTAATGATAGAAGCATTACGGTTGTGTCGTCGTATTGCTGCATCGATCATCTCCTGAACTTCAGCACGACTAACCAATTCGTCTTGAGGTTCCATCACGGTTCATCTCCAAGAAACTTTGCCAGAGGGTCTTTTCTGGTTTTTAGAATTGCTACTGCTCTTTTATAGAACATATTGTCTGTGTTGCCAGACTGTTCGAAGGTCTCCTTGATCTTCACCCAGTTATTATAGGTGTGCTGATCCATAGGTCCAGTGTTTAATATCTACTAGCTATAATAGTCAGTAGTTTTAAACTGTCAAGTTTGTGTTGATACAAAAACACAGATTAAGAAAATCTGTAATCTTGTAATATTTGTAAACGGAAAGGAGAGGATTCGAACCTCCGGAGGCTTTCACCTCTTTTGTTTTCAAGACAAACGCCTTAAACCACTCGGCCACCTTTCCTAGCGGACCTCAAAGTCCAAGCGTCTCACTTTGCGTTGACGCCTTTCTTCTTGCCAAAGAATGTCTTCATTGGTAAGAACACCCTTTTTAGTTTTGGGTTGATAAGAGTTTAACATAACAACTTGAGATAAGTCAAGTGCCGATACTTTATCACCACGAATGGTTGCCATATTTGGGCAACCACAAGTCACCGTCTTATTCTGATGCCCCTCTAACTCCTTACCACAGGAGCGGCATCTTATTTTAATGTTATCCATCAGTATAATGTGATCTTTCGTCTTCAGTTTTCAGTTATTTATGTAGAAACTTTAGCAAACTCTAATAATGCCCGATACAGGTAACGCTCCCGTCGATGTCTGAGTGTAAATCAGGTCCCTTCACTTGCTGGGTCATCGGGCATACTTTTATTAACTTCTACATTCTAACATATACTCTACGGTTTTGGCAACATCTTCAATTGCTAATCGTAAGTCATCTCTTTGACCTGATTCTTGGTGGCATACTGGTCTTCTGTCATCAGTAAGAGTCCAGCGCCACAGACCCATATGTTTACAATACCAGAGTTTAATATTCATTCCCCTCAGTCATACTTATGCCTATTTAACAAGTCTGGATTCTTCTTGTATAAGGAATAACAGTAACTATTGGGATCACTGTCCATAGCATAGTGTGCTTGTGTATGAATGGTTTGGATAATACAGAAAAACCCAATAACTATCAGGTTAAAGTGAGTTACTGGTGAGAAAAGGATTTTCTTCATAATAAAAAAGGGGGACCGAAGTCCCCCTGATTATACTACAGGATTATCAGAAGGTCCACTTAACACCAGCCTTGGTGCCGTAGGAGTTGGTGCCACCGTTAGCACCAGTTGCGAGCGAGAACTCACCGTAGACACCCAGGTTCTCGGTAGCGGCAATTCCACCACCAACTTTACCAGAGAAAACAGTGTCGCTAGCAGCACCGTCAGGGGAAACGATCGAAGGACCACCCTGGACATAGTAACCCAGAGCACCAGCAGAACCTTCGTAACCTACGTGCAGGTCGGTGGTGGTGCCAGAGTAATCGCTACCAGTGAAACCAGAGTTGGCTTCAATGTTAACATAGGGTCCTGCCATTGCAGCACCAGCGAAAAGGGGAGCAGTAGCGAGTACTGCGAATGCGGATTTAATCATTTTTGATACCTCGTTATTTTCTCGCAGAGTTTT